CTTATAATGCGGCATCTTTAGTTGCTCGCTTGCATGATGAAGGAATACCTGTTAAAAAGGTTGGACAAGGCATGGCGGTTTTAAATAATCCGTCAAAATATGTTGAGAAATTGATTCTAAACAATAAAATAAAACATGACGGAAATCCATTTCTTGGCTGGCAATTAGGCAATTGCGAAGTCTTTGCAGATGTAAACGGAAATATTAAAATCCGCAAAAATGAAGCGGATAAAGCAGCAAAAGTTGACGGAATAATTGCATTAATCATTGCTGCACATTGTTCGCTGGACAATCCATTCGTTTCAAATAGTTTTGGTTTCAGAAGTTTTCAGATGTAATACATTAAAAAATTTGAGGCAAACATGGGATTGTTTGACATATTCAGAGGGAAAAAGCAGCAAATAAACGAGGCAAACGTAGTCCTCGGTCAAATGCAATTAGGTAACCAAGTAGTCATTGGTAACCAAAACAAACAACCTGCTCAACAATTACTATACGTCACAACATCCAGTTCTACTGTTGCCGGTAGAACTTTGGATATGTCCGCGTTAACACGCAATTCAACCGTTATGGGATGTGTGGGTGTTAAGGCAAGAGCATTATCCCAATGCAGTATTAGTATTATGTCGAAGTCCGAGGACGGTACATTTATTAATGCTGTAACTGATCCCACTGTAGGACCAAGAGATAAATCGAAAGCGAAACAAGTTTTAAGTCTGTTGCAAAACCCGAATAATTTCCAAAGCCAATATGAGTTTTGGTATCAGTGGTGTATGTGGCAAGACCTCGCTGGCGAATCATTTACGTTATGGTGGCGCAAAGATCAGAAGGACAGCAGCGCAACACCAATGGAGATGTACAACCTAGATTCCACGTTAATTACGGTCAAACTATCTAACACTAGGTATCCGCTATATGTATTAAGTAGTCCGTCTTATGGTTTTTCCAAAGATCAGCCGCTTGATTATTATCAGGTGATGCACGTTAAAGAAGCGGCATGGCAAGGATCATCCGGTTTTAACAAAGGCATTTTGGCTACGGAACTGGTTGCGCTAGACCAAGATATTGATGTTTATGCAAACTTTATAATGCAGAATGGCGCAAAACCATCCGGCTTATTTATGACGGATCAGGTTATTCCAGACGCTAAATATAAAGAAATTGCAGCACGTATTAAAGAAGCGTGGAATAGTCTTATGGGCAGTCGCGCTAATGATCCAAGCAAACCCGGACAAGGTATGTTGCTAGATCAAGGCATGAAGTATGAGCCGGTGAAAATGCTGACGCTGCAAGATGCAGACGCGGCAAATTTAAAGGTTCAAACTATGAAGCGGATTTGTGGTTTGTTCGGTGTTCCACCAGCAATGCTTGGCATTGCAGACCAAAAGTATAATAATACTCAAACGATGCTTGATGAGTTTTATAAAACTGTCATGTATCCGATGATTATCAATATTGAGCAAAAATTAAATAAATCGCTACTAAAAGGATACCCAAATCTATGTGTGCGTTTTGACACAAAAGATTTCTTAAAAGGCGCGGCACTTGACCAAATGAATTTTGTGTCGGCTGGAATTAACGCAGGTATTATGACCGTCAATGAAGCGCGTGAATATTTAAATATGGCGCAAATTGAAGGGGCAGACGAATTAAAAGACAACGCGACAGAACCGGATCCTATTCCCGGAACTTCGCCACAAGATACTGGTGGTGGTGGTGGCAATCAAACTCGGCGCATGAATATTGGAACGACATGAATCGACAAATGAAATTTGCCGTGACATTATTATCTTCACAAATTAAAACATCTAATGTTAGACTTCCGGCAATTGATCCACCCCATAAGATACGAGATGACAATCAATCTATTAAAAATGGGGTGATAAATGAAGAATGTGACATTCGTATGCGAAGCGAGGGTGAGCCTCCAATCAAGCGCAAACGAGGCAGACCAAGAACCAAGCGGTAAACTGGAAGCAGTTGTTACTACTTGGGGACCGCGTGAAGGCGCAGATGGTCGCCGGTTTAATTATCAGCCAGAAGGATTTGCCGATTGGATGAAGGAGTATGAGGCGAATGGGCGACCATTGCCAATGTTCCTAAACCATAACGATCATGGAATGCCGGTCGGCGAATGGACACAATTTGAAATGACCGATGACGGTATGAAAGCGGCAGGACGCTTGTACCTAAATACTGTTGGCGGTTCCGATCTTTACCAAATCCTAAAAGAATCTCCTTCCATGTTTGGTGGCGTTTCTGTTGGCGCATATGCGGAAGAAGCGCGATGGGTTGATGGAGAAGGTAATCCACTAATGTCAGGCGATGATGACGAAGAAGGATATTTCCAAATTACCAAAGGTGGTTTGCGCGAAGTATCTGTTGTCATGTATCCCAATAATCCAAATGCAGAAATCCAAAAACTAGAAGCATTTGGAATTGACGGAAAAATAAACCCAAGAGTTCTAGAGCGTATTCTGCGTGATGCAGGACTCGCCAAGAAAGATGCGACTGCCGCATCTAGTATCTTCAAGAAAGTATTAGAACAGCGTGACGCTACTAATACTCTTGAGGACACGCCTAATCGGAGTGAATCTGATGCGGCAGTGGAGGAAGCCGAAGCAATTGTTGCTGCGTTAGAACAGCATATGTTGTTAAAGGCATTGGAAAAACGTCTTAAGTAAAGGGATCATCATGTCTATTGAAAAAATTCTAGAAAAAGTTGACGCTATTGAAGCGTCAAACATCGCCAAAATTGAGGAAGTAAAAACTCAAATGGTGGAAGATGTAAACAAAACTGTTGATGCAGTTAAGTCTGAATTGGCAGAACAAGTAGCAGCACTAGAAGCAAAAGTCGCTTCTATCGGTTCGCCTGAAATTATTCGTGCGCCAACCAAAACAGTTCGTGGTGATGTAAACCGTCGCGTTCGTGAACAACTCGCAGCGTTCACAAAACAAGGTGGCAACAAACTACATCAAGAAATCAAACTGTGGGAAAGCGAAGATCAACACGCAGCATACATGACCGAAGCATCAACGCTGACTGGTTCTGGTGCTGGCATTGGTGGTCGTACTGCGTATGATCCAGTGTTCCATAAACTGCGTTTGCTAAACCCAATGCGAGGCGTTTCCCGTCAAGTTTCTACTGACGGTTCTACGTATCAGTTCCGCGCTAAAACCGGCGACGCTGGTGCAGCATGGGGATATGCAATTCAGAACAACGGCGCAGCAACAACCGAAGCAACGTCGATTTGGCAACTGAATATGCAAGATATTAATGTCCAGTTCCCAATTCGTACCGCAGCACTAGATGATATTGATGGTCTGGAAGCAAATGTAGTTGACGATATGCTGCAAGAATTCTCGCAGCAAGAAGGTCTGTCCATGATCCTTAACAACGATCAGGCTGGATCAACAACAACCGCATACGGCGCAACAAATGGTTTGCGTGGTCTAAACCAATATCCGGGCGCAAATGCTTCCTACACTGGCGGCACTATTTCTACTGCTTCGTTTGGTAGTAGCGGAACTGCGTCAACCGATGGTTTGCATAACATTGCTACCTATGACCAAATCACAACCAATGCAGCAGGTTCGGCAAACAATGTGACTTTTGCAGATATTGTGAACTTCCTACATAACTTGCCACAGCAATATTGGAGTGCAGGAAATAAATTTATCATTAATCCAATTATGCTTGCTGGTATTCGTGGTTTGGTTGATGACAACGGCACTCCAGTATTTGAGCGTATGTCGCCATTGGTGTACGAAGGTATTGTTGGCAAACTGATGGGTTACGATGTTGTCGTTAACTCCTATCTGGAAAGTCCTATTGCTGCTGGTGCATCTCCCGGAACCAATAGCCAATATCCAATGTACTTTGGTGACTTTACGCGTGGTCATACCATTGTTGATCGTTTGAGCATGGTGTTGCGTCGTTATGAACAGACACAGCCCGGATTCATTACCTTCTATGGTGAGAAGCGTCTGGCTACGTCTGTGGTTGATCCGTTTAGCATTATCCGTTATCGCTCAACGGCGACTGGTGCTTAATGAAGCGGGGAAGGGAAACCTTCCCCTCTTTGTATAACTATTGGGGAAAGATCACATGAGTGCAAATCAAAAAATTCTAGACGGAATCAAATTGTCTATACGCGAAAATAAACGCGTGACAATTGATCTGAGTGAGGCATCTTCCTTGACCGGATCGGGTCTTGATATTGGTGGTCGCACTCATTTTGACGATGTGTTTGCAAAACTTCGTTTGCAAAATCCATTTCGTATGGGCGCAAGAAACATCAAAGTGCCAAATAATTCAGCGGTTCAATTTGTTGCAAAAACAGGTAACGCAACAAATCAAGCAAATCCGTGGGGATATACATTTACGCCGAACACAGGTACGCCAAATACCGCAACGTCTATTTGGCAGTTGCGAACGCGTGTTATTACCGCACAATTGCCAATTCGTACCGCAGCATTGGATGACATTAACGGATTACAAGCGGAATTGATTGAAGATATGACGCTGGAATTTTCTCAGCAAGAAGCATATTCAATGGCACAAAATAACGATCAAGCCGGAAGTGTAACAACTACATACGGTGGCACTAATGGTCTGCGCGGTTTAGATTTTTATAATTCAGGAGCGTCAGCAGCGTTTGGCAATAGTGGTACTGCTATGACAGATGGTTTGCATCAAATTAGTACAGTATCGCTTGGAGGATTGCCGCCAACTTATAACAAAATTGTGGATATTGCTAACGCGTTGCCTTCGCAATACTGGTCATTGCCAACAACTGCATGGCATATGTCACCAACAATGATTCAAACACTACGCCAGTTGAAAGACAATTCTGGATTGCCGTTGTTCCTTGATATTGGTGAAGCATATGAAGAAGGCGCATTGGGTTCTATCTTTGGTTGGCCTGTAATTCCAAATGCATATCTTAGTTCTGCATTCCCAATCTATTTGGCTAATTGGGAAAAGTTTATGACTATTGCCGATGTGGAAGAAATGGCAATACAAATGATGGATCAAACTGCGCCGGGATTCATTACCATGTACGCCGAAAAACGGATGGTATCTACAGTACGTGATCCGTTTGCTGGTGTTCGTGCAAGCGCAGCGTAAAGGATTCAGCGATGCCTGTCGAAAATCAAACTCTGGCGCCGTTTTATTCAGATCAACGTAATCCGTTCAATTACGCAAAAATTGAACAGGTAAACCGCGACCTATCAACCGAATGGTTGACGATGGAAGAAATAACGCAGCAATTAAATTTGTTTGATGATGAAAGCCAAGATTCTTATCTTTCGGGATTGGAATTGGCTACGCGAATGGCAATCGAAGATTATTTAGGTCAAGCAGTTTTTCCAACACAATACAAAATTTATTATCCTAATTTTGGTTTGTACAACACGGCGGTATATTTAGATTTGCCGGAAGTATCACCGCCATTACAAGGTCAGCCCGGAGTGGTTATAAATAAGGTTGAATGTTATACAACATCAAACACTATTCCGGTAACTATTGCGCCAAATTTATATTCGTATGATCCAACAGGAAACCAAGTTATTTTAACTGCGTTACCAAATGCTTTGAATCAACAAGTAGCAAATCCGGTCATGGTGACGTACACACAAAACCGCAGCCCGATTGCAAACTATCCAGTAGTGAAGCAAGCAGGATTAATGTTGTTGACGCATCTGTATAACAATCGTTCTACCGTCGGCGATAGCGTAGCAATGAAAGCGCAAATACCGTTTGGTGTAGATCAATTGCTGCGACCATATAAAACTTTGGTGATGTAATGACAATTGTCCGGTACGAAAACATTACGGTAAACAACGTAACCAATAGTGTGAATAGTATTGGTGAGTACACAACAGCAATAACAAAATGGTTTGAAACAAGAGCATTAACGCATGATGTAGCAAACAGCGTAAGAATTTCAGAGCGTTATCGTGTTTATTCGGACTTAGTTACATTCACAATTAATTACACGCCAAATGCTAAATTGATTGTTGATAATCAAAACGATTATTCAATTACTTGGCGTAATGCAGATTGGCGAATTACGGATGTGCGGGAATCAAATGATCGAATGAAAGTTACATTGATGTGTTACAGGAATGATCCGGACACTAGAGTATGAGCCTACAGCAAAATCCATTTCAATATGCTGAATGTATTCAGTATCAACTTGGCGGCATAGTCGATCCAGTGCCGGTGTATGCTGCATTCAATCGAAATTGGGCAACGCAAACTAAATTTGTAACGTGGCAATTAAGAAGTATTCATCAGCCGGTTTATACGGGTCAAACACAAAACAATAAAGGGATAGATAGACCAATATTCCAGATCACAGTTTTTACAAAAGATATGGATGATTGTTTTAATCTATCTGATACGATATTACAAGCATTGCATGGTTACTCTGGTATGTTTGGTGATCCTGCTGGTTCTGGCTTTTTCATTGCAAAAGCCGATGTGTTTTGGTTATACAACACATACGATGATGATATAGGTATGAACCAGATTGTTATGGATTGCACAATCGATGTTCCGACATAAGACAAGATTGATTAACTTTTCTTTATAAGGAAATTAAAAATGGCTCTTATTAATACTTGGCACTTGGACAGGTCAGGTTGCTTCAATCATTGGTACTTCTGCTGGTGGTACAGGCGGCAGTGGCATTCAAATTCCCGTTGAGCAGGTTCCTCCATTTGGTTCTGATGATGCGTTTGCTGCGTACTCTGTTGCTGGTGCAAGAACAGGCGCAAAGATCACAACTCAAAACCAAGTAACTTCGTTGACAATTACTTGTCCATGGAATCCAGCCGATGTAGCGCAATTATTGATGCGTGATGACGGTGATAACGGTACGATTATTCGTACATATGTTGTTGCTGTTTATGACGGTACTGATACCGTTGCATATGCATTTAACGGTCGCGTTGGTGGTTTGAAATGGACAATGAGTACAGCAGCAGAAGGTCAATTCGAATTTACTATTCATCCAGTTGGTGGCAATTCTTACGGATGGTCAAACAATCCTTAATAAAAACAATGCCTCCTTCGGGGGGCATTTTTACATGACATGACAACCATAAATAATTCACAAGATTTACTGACTTACATAATTAACCAATCCAGCAGCGGTCAGAAAAATTGGTTTGGTTATCAACAGCAACGTATTGCTGGCATTGATGCTGCGTACAAAATGGCAATAATCCACGCAGACAAATTAACGCCAGAGCAAATAGTTGATTATGTAATTAAGTTGAACAATACAATCTACGACAAAATGTTGAGGGCATAATGAAATTATCAGAACTATTGAAAGTGAACCAGCAGCAATTAAGAACAAGAACATTTAATCTAGGTGGACAAAAGTTTAAGGTTCGCGTTCCGTTGTCGGTCGAATTGGAAGCAATCAATAAACGAGTAATGGAAGTAAACGCGGAAAGCAAAACGAACGAAATGCTTACTCCGTTGTTTGAAAAGAAAAAAGAATTGGAAAGCGAATCAATTGTTTTCTTGCAAGATGATGTAATAGTAGATGGGCGGTCAACTAGAGAATTGGCAAAGATGACCGCACAAACAGAACAAAGAATTTTAGAGATGGTTAAATTGCTTGTGCCGGAAGTTGAAGGCGCGACAATGGAAAATTTAACGTATCAAGAAATAAACGATGAATTTCCGTTTCCAGTTCAATTGGAGTTAATGAAAAAAATTGCGGAAGTAATTTC